GCAAAGCAGCAGAAGCGATTAGAGAATCAAATGATTCTTTCAAAGAACTTAATTGCTGTTCAGGAAGTTTAGTTCCATAAGTAGCAGTGAAGATACTTTCTCTTAGAGTACTTGCGGCTTCTTTTACTTTGGTCTTTACAGTTTCAATTGCTGTAGTAAAGGTATCAAAAGTAGGTGCAATCTTGACCAGTACAGCATATAGATTTCTACCGTACTCTGTATTCAAATCAAGAACATCAACCATCTTTCTGAATTCTTCCTTCGTCTTAGGAAGAGTCAAACCCTTGTCAACAGCAGTCAAAGAATCCTGCATGAGTTTTGCACTCAGTGTCATCTTTTCAGCATCTGAATAGAAAGAATCATAGTAAGTGCTGGTTGCTTCTTTAAGCTTATCAAGACCACCAAACATATCAGCTAAGGCTGAACTGGCTACGGCACCAACAACTGACACGTCGATTAGTTTCAGACCTAAGTTACCAACCATTGAATTGATTGAAGTCAAGTTCAAAGCTAATCTAGCAAAAGTATCTTTAGCTCTTTCACCAGCAGCAGCCATTGAGTCAATACTAGGGATTAGGATCCTAGCAATATCATCAGACATACCATTAAGCATTTCCTGCATCTTGGCATTATTCTCATCAGCATTCTGACCAAATTCAACTCTGACTGTTTTGCTGAAGTTAACGATACTGTCTACAGTTAGATTCATCGCTTTGGCTGATTCAATCGCTGACAACTTCAAAGCAGAGAATGCCTTGTCAAGAGAGTTGTCTGTTTCTGAATCAAGGGCACCAAGCTTTGTGCCTTTCTTGTCATCCCTGAATAACCCACCCTTTTGTTTCCAGTCTTGGAATGTATTACCTGAGAAACCATCAGAGTCAAAAGTACCAGAGATACCTGTAGCAGTTGTCTTCTTGGACCCCATGCCAAACAATCTAGACATTCCTGGTAACAAAATGCTTAAGTCACCTAGACCTGCTAATTTGAAATCACCCTGAACCAACTTGGCTACACCTACCGCAGCAGCAATTGGACCAAGCATGGACGCAACAGAACCAAGAGAAGCCATGATACCCGCAGAGGCTGCACCAGTACCAAGGGAGGAAGGCCCTGCATAACCAAGAGCAGCTAAGGCAGCATCTGAACCTGCGGCAGCACCCGAAGCTGCACCAGCGATTCCGCCTGAACCCATACCAAAGAAATTGGCAACAGAAGCCAGAGGATTATTACCTAGACCAAGCATACTGGTTAAAGAACCAAGAACACCGTTAGAACCTCCACCTGTTAGATTACCAACTAGGCCACTAACCAAAGCCTGTACTTGTACAACAATCGGCTTCTTCAGTTCATCCATGATGATCTTACGAATAGCTCTACTACCTGTCTTAGCTCCACCAGATAAACCTTGCATCAAAGCATCAGCAATCTTGTTAGAGAATTCTTTGACTTCGTTGCGGTTTAGTTCACGTAGGGCTCGGGCAGCTTGTTCTTGAGGTAAAGTAGCAAGTAAACCGTTGTACTGATCCATCGTGATGTTTAGAGCAGCGAGTTTTTCTTTCTGGGAATCAATCTGTAAATCCATAACCAACCAAGAAGCAAGCTGGTTATATGTTGTGGTGACCATCTTCTGCTGCATGCCGATCATACCTTGTAGATTAGCTTTAGCAATTTCAGCATCAGCAAATACCTTCTGCTTTTCTTTACTCAGCCTATTTCGTTCATCTGTTTCAGCCTTCAGCATTACGATCTGCTTTTCAGTCAAACCGATTGAATCAATCTGGGCTTGTTCTGAAGCATCTCTTTCAGCTTTAAGTTCTACTTCCTTGTTAATCAAGTTAGTGATTTCTTTATTCAGCTTAATAATCTCTTTACCAGCTTCATTAATATCCTTACCCAAGCGAGTAAACAAGTCAATACTGTTTCTGTTGTTCAGTTCGGTAATCTGAATACCAGTAGTCTTTAAGCCTTCATTAAGTTTCTTGATGTAGTTATCTCTACTTCCAATCATCTTTTTGTTAGCTTCACTGAAACCTTCTTTACCTGATTGTTCCTTGACAAATCGAGCGTAATTTTCATTAGCCTTTTTGATCAAGTCTTCAGTCTGTGCATTTACTTCATTGTAGTACTGCTTTGCTCTTGCGCTTTCAGCTTTGTTAGCTTCGTCAGCAATTTGGTATTGTTTCTGGAATAACTCAGCACCAACTGCACCAGAACTAGCAAGTAACTGCTGCTTAGAAGTTTCACCTTCGCGGATGGTCTTCATTTCAGCCTCGTAGCGCTTCTTTAGGTTTTCAAGAATAGCGTCGTTTTGAACACCATAACCTTCGGAAGTAGCTTGTTTGGTTGGGCCCTTTTCTTTCTTGTCGATGGAGTCTACACCTTCTTGGTACTTGCGCTTTAGTTCCGTAACCATATTAAGAGTAGCATCACTCGTTCTTTGTACAGCTTTCTTTCTATCTTCAAGAGCTTGTTTAAGTCTAGCATCTTGTTCTTGAGAGGGAAGACCTAGATCCTTGATTGATTTAACCGATTGTTCGTAGTTAAAGTTATGAGTTTTAATCTGCTTATCAAGACCATCATAGAGTTCTTGACTCTGCTTTAGATAGTCAGCAGATAAGCCCTTCTTAGAATGCGTATCAAAACCAGAATCAGCAAGCATCTGCTCAGGTGACTTTGCCTGCATTTGAGCAGGAGTAAGAGTCTTTCTGAATTGTTCTTCTGCTGTTTGTGCTTGTGCAGATGAAAGCTCATCTTTACTTTTCTTAATTGCAGCAGTCAGTTTATCATTATCATTCAACTGTTGCTGAAGTTCTTTCATTCGCTTAGTATCACCAACTTCAACCTGTCCTGTCAGATCATTGTAAGTTCTTTTAGACATTGCTTCTGAAAAATCAGCAAGAATTTTCTTACGGTCTTGGCCTGCATTTTTCAGTTTTTCGTTACCTTCTTCAAGGGTTCTTACTTGGCGTTCTTGTTGGTCCATCCAACTTTTAACGCCTACAGCAGCACTAATCCCTAGGATAGCTAATCCGATTGGGTTACTTGCAAGAAACAAGGCAAAGACCCTTACCGCTGTCATGATTGAACCATACCCAGTTGCAACCTTGAAAAGGTTAACAGCAAGGGAACCCAAACCAACAACTGCGCTTGACCCTACAAATGCTGTAATCCCGGACATAACAGCAGTCATCCCTGGACCTGCATTTGATACAGCCTTTACACCATCGGCAATAGCAAGAATTCCATTAGCTAATTTACCAGAAATACCAGTTGCCTCATCCATCTTAGCTACAAGCAAAGTAAAGTTATTCTTCAGAACAGTAGTAGCACCTTCAACTGTTTCAGGCATCTTCTTCAGTTGTTCATTCAGCTTGTCCAGTGACTTGATCATTGCTTCAGTCATCATGGTGCTAGTAAGCATACCTGCACTGGACATGAGCATAATTTCTGCTCTAGTCTTACCAGTTTGCTTTTCAAGGACTCTTAGAACTTCAGGTAAGTTTTCTGCCAATGAACGGAATTCATCACCATCAAGTTTACCCTTAGCCATTGCCTGAGAGAATTGCAGCATGGCACTAGAAGCTTCTTGAGCACCTCTACCAGAGATTCTAAGCATCTTGGTTAGAGCTTCAGTTACTTGAGTAGCTTCCTTAACACCTTTACCCATCGCTGGCATAATAGGTACTAAGCGAGTGAATACAGTAGTAACAGCTTCAATTGGTGAACGAGCATCGTTAGCAATCTTTACTAGATTACCAAAGTCTCTTTTGAAGTTAATCGTACCTTCACCGGCAATGTCTAATCTTGACTTCAGCAGCTTCATGTCATCTGCTGTCTTGATGAAGAAAGCACCAGCCTGAACAATACCTTGGATACTCATGTAAGCAGCACCTAAAGCAAGGACTTGAGTAGTTAAACCTTTGATCAGATCATGCTGGAATTTCAATCCTGCATTACCTGCATCCATTTTACCGAACTCAGCTTTGATCTTGTTTAGTTCTTCAAGAGAAATACCAGCTTCTTTAGCTCTGCGTTCTAGTTCTACGAATTGATTGATTGTAGTTCTAGAGAAGACACCTTGAGAGTAAAGTTCTTTAGTTGCAAGCTTAGTTTGACCTACTTTTTCCAAGTAGTCATTGAAACTTACAGTAGCTCGGTGTCTTGCTGATTGCTCTTTCTCATAAGCTTTTACATGAGCGTCTGCTGTTTGAGTGGCTGATGTACGCAGTTGCTTATATTCTGATTCAATAGTATTCATTGATTGAGCAGTAGCAATGAATTCCTTACGAACTTCTTCTTGCTTTGCACTAATCTGAGATTGAGTGAGATTGAACTGCTTACCTTCGGCTTCTACTTGGTGCAATGCTCTACCGAGATCCATCATTTGTGAACGTGTCAAAGCCCCCGAAGTACCGAAGTTCTTCAGGAGTTGTTGGCTTACTTCTAGTTCTAATTTAAGCTTACGTAATGCACCAGTGCTACCGTCAAAGGCATCCCCCTTTTGCATCTTACGCATTCTGTCGAATAGCTCATTGAAATTCGACAAGTCGCTTGCTGTGGCTCCTAGGTTCTTAGCTAGGGTTAGCATCCCTGCTTCTACTCTAGAATTACCTTGTTCTACGAATTCAACCTTTGATGTGTAGTCAACGTACATCTTGACTAACTTACCCATCGCATCTGATTCAGTGCCAGCAGCCTTGATCTTTTTCTGTTGTTGTAGTTCTACCTTAGCAGAGCTTTCAGCTTGCTTGATATTAGCTTCAGTAACGGCCTTAGAAGCCTTTGCATTGTGTTCAGCAGCTTTAGCATCCTTCTCCCTAGCCTGGGCTAGTTTTAACTCAGCAGCGGCGTTTAAATCAGCAGCCTTGGCTGATTCCTTAGCTGCAACAGCTAGATTCTTTTCTGAAATAGATAAATCCTTGGTTACTTTACCAAGATCACCTGCTTTCTTAGCAAGAGCATCCAATTTATCAGCAGCTTCTTTTAGCTGATCGGTATTGACCGAGAATTTTAAACTTGCTAGTTCTAGCATATTTCTTCCTTAGTTATTATTTAAACTAGTTTCCTATTCGTTTATGACTCTAAGAAAGAACCATAAAAGAATAGCCCTCAAAAGAGGGCCAAATGTCATTCTATGATGACTTATTGTTTACTTGGTTTGTTATGGTGCTTCAGAGCAATTCTATCCAACTGCTTTATAAGGCTGATTTCCCAATCATCCGGTTGTACATTATACAACTTAAAGAAAGCTTGCATATCAGAGAAACTAATTGGATTAGCTTGCATCCCTGATTGTCTACTTGAGTCAAGTTGCAGAAACCATTCCCATACATGCAAGCAAGAATTAGGAATAGGATCAAAGTGCAACTCTTCCTGAATCTTCCCTGATTTTTCTTCGATTAATTTTAGATGGTCACGATAAGAGCAACCATCTTTTTGAGTCTCTGCTAGGGTGTATTCGTTATCCGCGAATGCCAAGCAAATCTCAATATCTTCTTCACAGAAAGTTGCGCAGGTTTGAAGACTCCTGAATCACAGCTTCACGAATCCATTCGTAACCTACTGTACTAAAGATTTCTTCAGCCTTTTCCTTGCTGAATGGAATCTCTACGCCATTGTCACCAAGACCCTTCCAACCGATTGTACGAACTACTGCATTCTCTACAGCTAGTTCTTCAGCATCATCAAGGGTCATAGGCTCGACTTCCTTGTTCTTGCGCTTTGCTACAGCTTCGCGTTGTTGGTATTCTTGGAACTTGCGACGACCAAAAGCCTTTACAGCAGGACTGTTATCACCACGGACGGTGATGAATACACCTGTACCTTCAAAGGTTTCAGGGGAAGTCAGTTCAAACTCGTAACCTGCTTCAGCCTTGGTAGAGAAGTTGTTCTTGCTTAGGTCAAATAAAGCCATATAAATTCCTTTTGATATTAGTTAAGACAGCCACCGAATAGCGACTCTAAATTTGATTATATCAAAAGAAAAGTTAATAGTCAAGCTTTAACATCGTTGAAGCTGCTAAAGTCAAGAGATGCAAGCTAAGCAGACAAAGAAAAACCTCCTAGGGTTTAATCTAGGAGGTTTAGTAAGATACTAGCTATTAAGCTTGTGAATCTTGGATTTGAATTGTAGTAGCAGGAAGACCTGTGCTTACATCGGAGTTCAACAGAGCAGTGAAACTATGAGTAGTCATGATACCTGTTTCCTTGTCATCCTTATCAGCAGAGCCAACCTTGATCTTAGGAATTGTAAAACTGATGTAATCAGCATTTGCTGTATTACCTGTTGCTACAGTTACCAGAATAGATACAACTGATTCATTATCAAAGTAATCTCGGAATGTACCATCAGTAAAGTAAGCACTGAAGCTACCTGCTACCTTGATTCTACCAGTGAACATGTCAGCTAGAGAGTTAGAACCAACAGCTTCAGCATTCTCTAGGGTGCGGGTAATGGTAAAATCAAGTGAAGTCAATAGAGCTACAGGAGTACCGTTGACTACTAGGCTACCGTTTACAGCAGCTAGGACTGAGTTAGTACCTAGGTTAGCAGGGCTAGTGAAGTAAGCAGTAGTACCTGTTTGAGCACGATCCTTGCCCTTGAAAGCAAAGTCCGAAGTTACGAAACCAGATGCAGGGATCTTGATTGCGCAAGATTCAACTTTCATACCAGTGTAGACTTCTGATTGCAGAATATCAGTAAAGTATTCTTCAAAGGTGTAGGATTGATCAGTATGACCAGTCAAAGGGATAGCTGTACTCTTACCAGGGACAGAGTAAGCTGCACCTGTTGCTACTACAGAAGCAGTCAAACCAGAACCATTGAGAACTACAACAGTAGCTACAGTAGCTGTCAAGGAAGTTACAAGTAGATTCTTTGCATTATCAGCAGTAGTAGTCAAACCAGTGAAACGAATTACAGTACCTACAGTTACTGCATCAGTGATCCAAGAACCAGTAGTACGGGTAATGGTATAAGTAGGACCAGTGCCTGCAATTGTTACAGAACCTGGGGAAGTAGTTGTGGAGTTTGAAGAGAAATCCTGAGCTACTAAGGAACCAATAAGATCCGAATAAGTACCAGGGGACAGTTCACCATTTACTGAACCTTCAGCACTACGAATACCATGTCGCATATCAGCAGTTTGGTAATCAAGACGAATTTCTGAACTTTCGTATGTAGCCTTCTTTAGGTTAAACATACCAGTTACACGTCGAAGTTGTTTAGCACCTGTAGCACCTGCAAGCTGACCCCAAGTTAGTGCACCTTCTTTTTTATAGGCAATTCGTTTTTTTACACCTGTGGCGATTTTTCCCATGATGAAAACCTTTCAATTTATGTTTAATTAATATTTGAGTAATACTCAATAAGGATAGGAATAATATACCTATCATCTGTGATCATCGCACCTGCGATAGTTGGAGTACCAAGGATAATTACTTCCGTTGTACCTTCAGTTAAAGTCTTACCTCTATGGTAAAAATCCTGAATCTGACTAGCCTTTTGCACAGCTTCGTTTGTTCCCTTGTGAGCATCAAAGCAAAGGAATACTTGAAAACTTCCTGTTTCTCTTCTGTATAAGTCCCCAAAGGTTGGGTTATCTGGCTTATTAGGAATCAATTGACAACTCTGATAAGCTATACCTCTTGTTGAGTTAAAAGAAGAATTCTCATAAGCAGTAGGAAAAGTACTATCAATTGATTTCAAGGATTTTTCAAAAGCTCGTCTAATATTTATTAATTCTTGCATATTGAATCATCCTCCTGTTAGTATTTTAGCTATATTTAAACTGTATAACCTTTGTAGTTTTCCTAGGCTCAACTCCATGATACCTTCAGGAGCTTGTTGGCTACTACCCTTCTCTAGTTTTTCAATATAAGGTACAGCGTTTGTAATATAGATTGTTTCACCTAATTGGTACTCTTGAGCAATAGCATGGTTTCGAGCTTGAGACTTACCACCTGATGAATTGTCATATGCAATTTCATTGATAAATACAGGATCATTAAAAGACATTAACCATGACCCTTTTGAAAGACCTTCAATTGGTTTAAAACCGTATTGTTTCTCTCTCTTTTTATAGAGTCCTTCAAAAGTTTTAGAATCACCGTAAGGTGTACTCTGAATAAGAATATCAGCAGTTTTATATGCAAAAACCTCTGTACCTTTTTCTAATTTATTTCTAAATGATTCAGAGAACTTTTTAAGTTGTTGGTACAACTCATCTGAATTCATTGTAATCATAGTTACATACAGATTAATCTGTATCCTGCTGTAGTACCAAGTAAACCTCTTTGCTTACCTGTTGACTTGACTTCGTATTGAATAGAGTCATAAGTAATATGATCTTTTACTTTAGGTTCAAATCTTGGATCAGGTAAGATATGAAATACTACAGCTTTTTTATTAATCAGGTTAGGAGAATCTGATTCTCTTTGAGTTAAAGTTCCTTGAACTACAAGTACCTGATAATCAACTGTTTGCATTACTGCAGTGCTTGTATCTACATCATAAGATGCTTCTAATACAGAACTGTAAGTACAAAGTGACCCAAGGTTTTTAATCAAGTTTCTATTGTTTAGTAGAAAAGGATCTTGCATTTAATTCTTTCTGAATAAATACTATTAAAAGAAGAAATCAATATAACCTGTTGGACTGTATGAATTATCTGCTTTATCTGTACCCGATGCTGGGGTAATAATAGGAATACCTGTTAAATTCTTATTCTTAACTTTCTCAATGAAGTTATTATCAGGATTATTATTATTTGTATTAATATCTAAGTTACTTACGTTACCGGCATAGCCTGTTGCTTTAGATACAGCAATAGCGGTACTTCTCTTTGGACTCTCAGGATCATTAGCAGCAATGAACATCTCAAGTGCCTGCATCCAATTCTTAGCTTGCTCTCCACCCCATACTTCCATAGAATCATTAGAGAATCTGGTGTACTGAGATAGCTTAAATAAAATCATTCTTGCAGCAGCAACTGAAGCAAGTAAAATACTATCAGAAGCTCTTTCAAGGTAGTAATCAACTTCTTCATCTGTCAGTAAACTTTGAGTAGGGTCAGTTAAGCCTAACTCGATATAAACCTTGTCCCTTGGTACAGTTCCGGGATTATTTGAATAAGGCATTTGTTATCCTTTCGTTTTAACAAAGAATACCTAAGTAAGATACTCTTTGGTAAATCCTCTACCGAAGTAGAGGAAAGGTCACTAAGACTGCTTACGAATAAGCAGAAATAGAATTAAACTGAAGCCACATAAAGTGGCTAGTCTTTAGGCTGCGATGGTGCAACGCACAACAGCTTGAGGACGGTTAATTAGGTTCATGAAAGCGATTTCTGATTCGATTTCAATCTTCTCACCCTTGGGATCACGGAAAGTGAATACATAACCAGGGACACCAATGGTATTCTCGAAACCAAACTTATTAGCAGGGCTATAGAAGGTCTTGAACATATCCATTACACCAACAGGGATAGCATAAGCTTCGTTAGCTGGGATCAG